CGAAGTTTTATCTACAGATGAAGACTTCGGTTCTGGCATGAGCCTTGCGGACATACACTACGAAACGATGGAGGGTCACGCGTCCGGAAGGTTTCTGGATGGGACTCACAAGGAAGTGTCCGAGAAAGACATGCGAAAACTATTGGAAGACCAGGGCACGGACCCCTCCTTCTTGATAGAGGAGGATGAGGATGGCTGACCCATTCTACCTAAGCCTAGAAATTCATCCAAACGACTGGGAGGTGGCGAGGGACTATCTTCCGAAACACGGCTTCGGCGAAGAAGTCGAATGGCCGCTGCTAGTAGCACACATGGGTGATGATGAAATCGACGCCGGGGTATACTCAGATGGGGGCGTTCCAAGAATAGTTGTATACGAAGCCTATTATGAGTGGGTCGAGGCGTTAGAAAAACTTACGGACGCCGGCGTTTGTTTCCTTGCCTTTGAGGGTGACGTATATGAGGGCGACTGTTATCGCGTGAATTGCGCAGACGGCGATTTTATTATACCGACTCTTAGAAATGAGGGTCCTGCGTACCCTGTAAATGCTCGCGGACTATTACAAAAAGACGTCAGAGAGCAGGCCCGTAGAGCAATGCGGGCGATGACAAAAGTCGAACAACTTCTAAATAAGGTGAGAAAAGATGAGACTGCAAGAATATCAAGAACTGTCAGCTAGGACGATGCCGGATGGTGATGGAGAGTGGCTCACAAACTGGGCCTTTGGGCTCATGGGCGAGTCGGGCGAACTTGTGGACCACTTGAAGAAATACCTGTTCCACGGCCACGACTTAGACCTTGTGTACGCTTCCAAAGAACTCGGAGATATTCTCTGGTATATCTCTGCATTTTGTACGACACTGGGTCTGAACCTCGATGAGGTTGCAACCCAAAACATTAAGAAGCTCAAACGAAGATACCCTGAGGGGTTCTCCGAACGGCTCAGCCGGGAGAGGATCGATGGGCGGTCGGGAGATTTGATGGAAAAGTACGCTGTTCCACAGCACCTCGTTAAGGAATTAATCCGGCTCGGTCTGTGCCAGAGCGAGGAGGACGCCCTTGAGAAAGTGGCGTCTGGCGAAGCCTCGGAGATGATTAAAGAGGCGACATCGAAAAGGCCCGAGAAGGAGGAAGATTATGGCTGATGACTTATCAAGTCTTATAAAAGGCGTAACAAAAGATCTTAAGGGTGCTGCGACGATAAGCCATTTAGGCGATGTAGAGACACCCTTCGAAACAAGATACCCAACAGGAATACTCAGCCTAGACATCGAGTTGAATGGCGGCCTACCCGGCGGCTCTCTTGTCCAGGTGTTCGGTCCAGATGGCGTTGGGAAAGACTACCTAACAAATCTAACAATGGCCCAGGTTCAAAAAGAATACGGGGACTCGGCCAACATTGCGTGGATGACATTCGGCTACAAGCCGGATCTCGGTTTCATGGAAATGTCTGGAGTAGACCCCTCTCTGGGAAATATCCTATACATAGATACCGACCTTGGTGCTGAAGACCATCCCGCAGAGAGCTTGCTTGATGCAATGCTAAAACTGCTTAGGTCGGGCAAGTTCCAACTCATGATAATAAATGAGTTGGGGTCAGGCGAAACCAAGTACAACGTGGTGAAGAACCTTGGTGAAGACGCCAAGATTGCAACATGGGCCTCGCTCATGTCTTCGTTTTGTCAAAAATACTACACGAACATGCGAATGCCACTGGAAGACGGCGGGGTGAACAAGACCTGTGTCGTCATGATCAATCCTGTGAGGGCCAACCTAGATGCTCGGTCTGCCAGGTTTAATCCCTGGAACCAGGGCGGTGGCTTTGCCCTCAAGCATGCCAAGGCTGTAGACATACATCTTCGACAAGGAGCAACAATCAAAACCCAGAAAGAGGGTAAGATTGGAAAAGAGGTCAAGTGGAAGATCAGCAAAGGAAAGCACGGTCTCGGCGAAGGGGGTGAAGGCTCCTACAATTTCATGTTTGAAAAAGGGGTTGACCTTGTTGCGGACCTCGCCAACGTCGCAAAGGCGTACGGCGTAATTAGAAGCTCTGGTCCTGTCTACTACATCATGGATAGTGATGAAAAGATTAAGGGCGGTCTTGAAGGAGTGGTTGAAATACTCAAGAAAGACCCAGAACTCGCGCACGAAGTAAGGTGTGCTGTACTCCAGGTTGCCCGTGGCTAACTTGGGGGTACATATAAACCTCAATGGCCGTAAGTCCCGGGTAGAGGCGCTGCCGTTCCTACCCGGGCTCTACGTCCACAAGCCGCCGCAGAGGAGGTCTGTGCCGAATGTGTACAACATCACTCACGGTGCAAGCGGGCTGGCCGTACTAATTGATATCCCCGAAAAACACCTGGAAGTCGTTCGCATGATTCTGGGAAGAATGACGTGGGATAGGCCAGCCAGAATCATATATTACGAGACTAGGTACAGAAACCTGATTGAGGAGGCTATGGCGATAACCACAAGAGCCGACAGCGAAAAACAAGAAAAGCGGATTGAGGCTGACGTGGACGGCAAAAGGCAGCCGGCCTCTGGGTCAAGATGGGGGTTCAAGAGAGACGTCGTCACCGCCTCGGTCCTAATTGAGGCGAAGATAACGAGCAAACAGTCTTACAGGCTGAATTTGCGAGACCTCTCATTTTTGAGAAAGCAGGCCTACAGCCAAGGAAAAATACCAGCCTACGTAGTATCCATTTTCGGCCACGAAGATGTAGCAGTTATCCCAGAACAAGAGTTCGGCAAGGAAGAATTGTCCGACGCAACAATAGGGACGTCAGTGAACGGGGGTTAACCATAACTGCCGACATGTGCGTAAGGGTAACCAAAAACAACCTCATCAGACTGAAAACAAAGCACTTCACATATCTGATAATTGACTACGAACGATTTCTTGAGAAGGCGAAAAAGGGGGTTTCATGACCGACGAATTCGAAATGCCCATAAGGTGTCTCAAGGAAAGCCAGCCGAAGTCCGACAAGCTCTTTGATGTCACCAATGAGATTGACTCCATTCTTGAAATGGACAACAAGAAGCCGTGGAGCCGGAAGACCGGCGTTTACCATCCGTCCGCCCTGCATGGTTGCAAGAGGGCCATATATTACGACGTAATAGGCACAGAACCGCGCCCGCAGATAGACGCAAAGCTTCAAATGCTTTTCGATCTGGGACACGCGATTCACGACTCCATCCAGGGCAGACTCAGTGACGCGTACGAGGACTTCACCGCAGAAGTCCCCGTTTCAGTCCCGCCGCTAAAACTATACGGGCACTGTGACGGCGTGTTCAAAAACAAGGACTGGATATTCGAAATCAAGACTATTGGGGATTCCTCTTTCAGTAGCCTCGTTAGGCCAAAGAAGGAACACATTCTCCAGGTCCATTGCTACATGTTCGCCCTGGATATACCCAGATGCCAGCTTCTTTACGTGAACAGAAACAACGGTCGAATGAGGCTGTTCCGGGTTCTGTTCGATAACGAAGTGTGGGAACAGGCGACCTCGGTAATAAGCCAAGTGGAGGCCCACGTTAAAGACCTGGACCCACCGCCACAAGAACCTAACAAGTGGGTGTGCACGGGGTGCAAATTTCGGTACACGTGTAACCCAAGCCTATGAGGAGAGTTCATGGCTAACAAAGACGTGTTCCTCGCACTAAGAGAAACGCTCGAAGAAGACATGAAAAGAACGGGGTTTAATCCAGATAGTGATCCCCCAATAAAAGAACCCAGGCTCCGAGAACATATCTCGGATATGGAAACAACCAGCCTGAAAAACCTGTACGACGACTTCCTAGCATTCTACGAATACGTTACAGACCAGGTCGCGCAGGACTCAGCATATACACTAATCGCAAAAGCACGCATGGAGTTGATGCAGGCACAAGCCCTCAAAAGGGCACACATGAACAGCGAACTAAAGAACGCTGACATGAGAAAGGCTGCGGTAACAACTGACGGCCAGTACATATCCGCTCAACGCGATTACATTTACTTCAAGACAAGGTCTGGGATGCAGTCGGAGCGCAGGGCGAGACTTTCCAAGTCAATGGATCGACTCGGTCGAGAGCTTTGGCTCAGGACCCAGGACAATGACAGAACGCACGACTTCGCTCGTCCCGCACCAGACCCATCAGGACAAACAAGCTCATTCAAAAGTGGGTATAAGCGAGTAATACCAGATGAGTGAAGCACTGTTCGAAGCCACACTAGATGTCCTCCCCCCGTCTGTTAACGAAATGTATGTTCACACCAGATGGGGGCCGAGGCCGTCGGCAAAGATGAAGAAGTTCAAAGCAGCCGCCAAGGTCGCCATAGCGAAGCAGTTAGACTTTGACTCAGAGCCGTTAGATCCCAACGAGGCCCACAGCTTCGTTGTGGACTATTACCTACCCGCCCTCTTCAACAAAGGGTGGCCTGGGAAGGCAAAGACAAGGTTTAAACGGAGAGACGTATCCAACCTTATAAAGGTACTTGAGGATGTTGTTGCTGAATGCCTTGGTATAGACGATAGCTGCTTTGTCGATGAACGAGTAAGAAAGCACGACGGAAGCAAAGAAGACTTCGTCGGGCTACACCTAAGGATTTTTCGATGTGACGAACCCGAATATCAATGATGCGGAGCTTAGGCAGATAGCCTGGAACCAACTGGACGAGCGAATTCCGCATGGCGCTGCCCCCGAGCAAGTTCACGCGATTTTACAGTATAAGCAAAATGAGATCCCAGAAAACGTGGTTAACCAATACCGCGACGAAATCATGGATTTCATAACCAAACATCCGAACAGACTGTCCATGCCGTGTGACGGCAACTGCTACCAGCACGCGGACGGCGTTGTTCTCTACTGCTATATGGCCTTAAAGGAGGAGCTGAAACGTGGCTAGAAAGAAACGATTCACAAAGAAAATGTTGGAGATTTACGACAAGGCGGAGATTCGAAGAATCGCCATCAACGCCATGAATCTCCCAACGGAGTCCGCATACATGATGGACTTCAAATCTATCACGGGCTGGGTATTCGAGAACGCGGACGTGTTCTCTCAAGTTGATATCACCGAAGAGGTAAGTAACGGCTTCTTCCGAGATGGCGTGTTCGAGTATACGCTCGCGCTGCAAAGATTCATACGCGGCGAGGGGGAGGCTCCAGAGTGGCCGCCAGTAGCAACTAACGTTGAGGAAGGGGTGGAGTCCACCGCAGAAGAGCCATCTACAGAGGAGGAGGATCAGCCGACCTTTGTGTATATGACAGACCCAACGGTACAGAGCGAACCTGATCCTGTACAAGAAGACGCTCCAGAGCCAGCGGAAGAAGTAGAGGAAAAGCCTCGACGACTACGCAGGAAGGCTAAGGATGCTCCTAAGGAGCCGGCGGAAGAAAAGACACCCTCAACTAGCGTAGACCTTTCGCCAGTAACAAAGCTCCTCGGCGAAACCATGAGCGGGCTAGACCAGAAGATAAGTGTACTGGATGCAAACCTCCGGGGTGGCTTGGACTATAGGCTTAAGGGCATCGAAAAAGCCCTGGTCACAATCATCAATCTACTGGTCGAGGAAGAGGACACAATATCCTCTATTGAGGACATCCCTGAGCCCTGAATCGATGGGGCCTAAAAAGTGCAAAAATGGGGGTATTTCTTGGGATAAGTATTATGAGGAAGGAATACCCTCATAACAACAATGCTCCGTATGGAGCGCAACAAACCCGTATGGGTGAAGGAGTTAATGCCATGGGCATTTTCACTAAGAAGCAAAGCCGTTCCGACCTTCTCAAAGCCCGTTTCGTAAACGGCGCTGCATCTGGCGCAGGGGAGGCTGCCGGCAACGTAGCCGCTTCGGTGGCTATTGCTCTCGTGACTGCGGTCATGGGTAGCGTTGCTGCTTTCGGCTCTACCAGGGTCGCATCCTTCAAGGCGGCTCGCGCTGCCAATAAGGAAGAGCAGCAAACTCAGCAGAGCGCTGAGGCCGCTCCGAATCCGGGCGCTGCGTAAGCGGTGTCTGATTCGGTAATGTCGCACATGATGGGAGAGGAGGTGATAGCCTTCTCCCATCGTGTGCGGCAGGGGATATGAGAGAGTTGGTAGCTGCGGGCGTAAGCCCCTGGCTACAGCCTCTCATATTTTTTATGTATTACCCATCAATATTGTCGTGGTTGTCATCTGACCACCACGCGACGAGGCCACCAGCGACGATCGCAGCGTATATTTTGTTGCCTGTAATGTAATCGCCCCACTTATGTGGTAGATTTAGCTGGACTATTTGACCATCTCTGATGTTATCGGCCTGGACATTTCTGGCGTCAATATCGACCAACACCGCGCCGAAAATATCGTGGCACATATTCCCAGTAATAGTGTTTTGGTGCCAGCCTCTCTGTTTCGAAACGGGTACATTGCTTCTGTATGGCTGCCAAAGACTAATTCTGCCCCGATTTTTCAGGGCATGGTGTTCGGCCACCTCGGTGTCAGTGTACTGGATGTTAAAGTGTCCGAAATCGTTGACCAGCATATTATCGGCGACAATAGACCCTCCCGCAAAAAGCATTATGTGTGGACCTGTTTCGTCCTCCGACAGATTGAAGCTGTTCACGGCGGCAAGAGAGCACCCAAAAGACCTTTCATATAAGAAATGATTAGAGGTTATAGTGTGCCCACCGTATGCTAAATATTGGTACCTGTCATTCGCATCGTTCGGAAGATCGACAAAGGACCTGCCATCACCAACCCTAATGCTTCCTCTGCACACGTTTCCGGAGATCAAAATGCTTTCGGTACCAGCCTCCACATAAACAGAGAAAAGCTGCTGCTGTCGGGGAATGGAGTCTTCATGCACTTTACGCATGCGCCCCGGTCTTGCCTGTATCGAGTTCCCAATAACTTGGCTACCCGTAGAGTACGGACCAACTACGGACACAACCCCGCAGGTGTTCTCAGAAATGATTGTGTGCCCCCCGTTTCGCACATATATGATACCAGGAAAAAACCCCCCGGGGCGACCCCCGCCTTGCTGCCAGATCAGGTGTCTGGGACCATTGCCAGCCCAAGGGATCGAGTACATATCCTCAGAGAAGCCATCGACATCTGTAAACAGATCAAGCTCAAGGTCTGCATCGATAACGCGCCCGTCAACGTGCGTTTTATCGTTATTACCTCTATCGCCGACAGTATATAAATTCGAGTTAATCTCGCTGCCTTGTTTGCTTACTAATGACGTGGGTACCGATCTCCATAAATAGTTACCTGTCACTTTGGCGCGGAGGCTGTCATCAACGATGATTTGCCCGGACAAAGAAAAATGGGCATTTTCCCAGTAGCCGCCCGGGACCATGTACACCCCCCCGGGTAAGGAGTTTCCAGATATGGTCACACCGGGGCATCTGGTTACTGAGATTTTCGATAACGAGAGGTTGTCGTGCTCTGTGCCCCAGACCGCGTTTCGGAAAATGGCTCGCCAATCAGCTGTACCAACCGCTTGGCCCGAAGGTATATGGGGGTGGGCTCTGATGTAAGTCTGTCTGTCCGCTTGGGGAGCATTAAACTCTATGCCGCCTAGATCATTAAGCGGCTGGTGAAGCCCGTCCACCGAAGTCATGTTTAACCAAAGCGACGCATTGGCATCAAGAGTATTGTCTTTAACACGAGCGTTTACACAGTCATTCAATATGATATCCGAAAACCCATGAAACTTGTTTCCGGAGACGTTAACGTTGGTACACCTTCTCCCCTTCTGCTTATGTTGAAGGAGAGTTTGCCCCAACTCATAAGCTACAGCCTCATCTTCTACGGGAGGATTAATCGCTAGGACTGCCCGCCGAAACCCTGGCCTGATGCCCAGATGATCCCACCAAAGCTGGGTGCGGTGGGGCCCGTTAAAGACCTGCCGAACCAGGTACTCGTAGAAGTTGTTATTGGTGACATCTAAACTACCGTCGGCACCATATATCAACGCCCGCCTAAGCTTACTGTTTTTTACAGC